TATTTCATATACTTGCGCCACGCTCCTCACGCACACGGCATGGAGTTCGAGAGCCTGGATTGCGGGAGCGGTAGGTATGAAACCTATCGACAAGTGAGATAAACAAAGAACAATTTAAAAGATCAGAGGATTACTAGAGGATTAAGCGTGATCCTTACATATAAAATGCAGTATTATAGAGGAACAAACCAGGGGTATAGCCGAAAATTCTGCCGCATTTTTTACAAATATATAAATAGGGAGTTTAAGACACAAACACACACACAGACTATGGCACATAATAAATTTACAGATAGTTTAATAACGGCAATGGTATTTACTAACGAAGATACCAATGGATTAGTTATACATATAAACGGATTTGAAGATGAACAACACGCTCATAAGTTTGTTAAAAAATTAATGAAGAATAGTGGGATCGAATATAAATCAATAAAAGATATTTTTGATTTACCGACTATTCATTAAACGGGGGGAAAGATGATGTTAGGAATAATAGACAAATTAGAACACTACTGGAAAGATCACAGAAAAGAAGTGATTATTGTAGCTGTTGTAATTGTTGTTTTAGCAATAGTGTAATAAATGAAAATACAGATACCTTATACACCGAGACCATTACAAGCAGCTTTACATGAAAATCTCGATAAGTATAGGTTTGCTGTATTGAGCTGTCATAGGAGGTTTGGCAAGAGCGTTGCAATAATTAATCATTTAATTAGAGCAGCTCTAACGCATAAATTAAAAAATCCTAGATTTGCATACATAGCACCAACTTACAAACAAGCTAAATCAATAGCCTGGGATTATTTAAAAATGTTTGCGGGAGCTATACCTGGAGCAAAATTTCACGAAACAGAGCTGCGATGTGATTTGCCGAATGGGAGCCGTATAACTTTACTATCCTCTGAACAGCCAGATAGTTTAAGGGGTTTATTCTTAGACGGGGTTTGTATTGATGAAGTTGCACAAGTAGAGCCAAGATTATGGAATGAAATTATTAGACCAGCTCTATCAGATCGAAAAGGGTTTGCATATTTTATAGGCACGCCAGCTGGGATGTCTAATTTATTTTATGAATTGTACCAGTTTGCTTTAGGAGATGATAAGTGGATGACTTATACCGCTAAAGCGAGTGAAACTAAAATTATAGACCAGGAAGAGCTAGACGCAGCTAAAGCTCAAATGGGAGATACCAGGTACAGACAAGAATTTGAATGTGATTGGATTGCTAATATTGAGGGATCAGTATATGGCAACATAATAAAAGATTTAGAAGAAAAACAACAACTAACTAAAATTGGATATGATCCAAGTTTAGAAGTACATACAGCCTGGGATTTAGGAGTGGATGATAGTACAGCCATAACTTTTTTCCAAAAATTAGGAAACCAAATAATGGTTATTGATTATTACGAAAATAATCGAGAGGGTCTTCCGCATTATGTAAAAGTTGTAAAAGATAAAGATTATATTTACGGAGACCATTTTGCTCCGCATGATATAGAAGTTATGGAATTTTCTACTGGTAGAACCAGGAATGAGGTAGCTTACCAGTTGGGAATAAGGTTTAGAATTTTACCTAAGTTAAATTTAGAAGATGGTATCCACAGCTTAAAAATGATTTTGCCAAGATGCTGGTTTAATGTTGATACAACCCAGCCTTTGATAAATGCTTTAAGACAATACCATAGAAAGTATAACGAAAAAATGAAAATGTTTTCTAACAAACCCGTTAGAGATTGGTCCAGCCACGCTTGCGATAGTGCAAGATATATGGCGATGTCAATAACGGATATGTCAGATAAACGAAGACCAAACCAAAAAATAACTGAGAACGATTACTCAATACACGGAGAATAAATTATGGGATTTATGAAACCAAAAATACCAGCGATGCCAGCAATCCCTCCCGTTCAACCTTTGCCAGAACCACCGAAATACGATGATGCGGCAAGAGCTGAGGAGGCTGCTAAAAAAAGAGCTAGATTGAGAAACCAAAGAACTGGAAGATCATCTACTATATTAACTGGATCTGGAGGATTAGAAGATGATCCAAATGCAATTGAAAAAAAAACTTTATTAGGAGGATAATATGGGAGGAGTAGCAAGAGTAATTTCGCCGCCAAAACCACCCGCACCCCCAGCACCCGTTTATGTGCCAACGCCGACGAAACCAGAAGTTTCGCAAGCGACTATGGGTAAAACGGATATGATGAGAGGTAAAGGTAGAACCAGCACAATATTAACTGGAGCTAAAGGTTTAGGGGACAACAAACTTACGACATCCAAACAAACTTTATTAGGAGGATAGATGGCAATAGATAAAAAAGCCAAAAATATTTTAGAGAAATATAATACTCTAAAATCACAAAGACAGACATGGGAAGATCATTGGCAAGATGTTGCTAACTATTTTTTACCGAGAAAATCTAATATCACTTTAAAAAGAACTAAAGGCGATAAAAGACACGCTCAAATCTATGACGGCACAGCAACCCATGCGCTTGAGTTATTGTCTGCAAGTTTAAATGGTATGCTTACTAATACTATATCTCCGTGGTTTGTATTAAAATTTAGATCTGAGGAAATGAACCAAGATGATGAGGCAACAGAATGGTTAGAGAGCTGCGCAAAAGTTATGCAGCAAGTATTTCAAAGATCTAATTTTCAGCAAGAAGTTTTTGAATTATACCATGAGCTGCTAACATTTGGTACATCTGCAATGTTTATTACAGATGATTTTAAAGATGATTTAAGATTTAAAACAATTCATATTTCAGAAATTTTTATTACCGAAGATGAAAGAGGTTTAGTAGATTGTTTGGTTAGAAGATTTCAAGTTAAAAATAAAAATATACCCGCAATGTATCCAGAGGCACAAATCCCACCAGCTCTGGCAACTAAAATTCAATCAGCTCCATACGATGAAACTTTTATAATTCATTCAGTACAAGCATCTGAAAATGCTATGGGTTATGAAAACAATAAGAATATGGATTTTATATCTTGTCATGTTCACGAAGATACTGGGATTATGTTAAGAGAAAGTGGATTTAGAGAATTTCCTTATGTTGTTCCTAGATATTTAAAATCTAGCAGCAATGAAATTTATGGAAGATCTCCAGCTATGAATGCTTTGCCTGATGTTAAGATGTTAAATACAATGTCTAAGACAACTATTAAAGCAGCTCAAAAACAAATAGACCCACCTTTAATGGTTCCAGATGATGGTTTTGTTTTACCAGTACGGACAATTCCAGGAGGGTTAAATTTTTATAGATCTGGAACTAGAGAAAGAATTGAACCTTTAAACATTGGAGCTAATAATCCATTAGGCTTACAAATGGAAGAGCAAAGACGAAAAGCTATTAGAGAAAACTTTTTTGTCGATCAGTTAATGATGGTTCAAGGTGTGAATATGACAGCTACAGAAGTTATGCAGCGTACTGAGGAAAAGATGAGATTACTTGGTCCAGTATTAGGAAGATTACAATCTGAATTTTTACAGCCGCTTATAACTAGATCTTTTAATTTATTAATTAAAAATAATAAATTTGCTCAACCACCAGAAACTATTGGCGAGCAAGAAATAGAAATTGAATATGTATCTCCTTTAGCCAAAGCTCAAAAGACCCAGGAGCTTTCATCCATTATGAGAGGAATTGAAATATTTGGATCATTGCAAAATGTTGCTCCAGTATTTGATTACTTAGATATAGATGGTTTAGTAGATCATGTTAAAGAAGTTTTAGGATTACCAGCTAAGGTAATGAGATCCCGTGGAGAGGTACAACAAATCCAGCAAGAAAAACAAGCTGCAGAAATGGAGCAAGCTCAATTGCAGCAAGCTCAGCAAGTAGCTGAGAGTGCTGGTAAAATTGCGCCAGCTTTAAAAGCCATGGGTGGTATGAATGAATGAAAAAGATATTAAACAATTAACGATAGACTACAAACAGACTTTTACATCTGAGAGCGGAGTTAAAGTGCTTGAAGATTTAAAAAAGAGATGCAGCTATGAAACGACTAGCTTTGTTCAAGGCGATAGTCACGATAGCGCATTTAGAGAGGGACAACGAGCCGTTGTTCTTTTTATTAATAATATGCTCAACAAAAAGGAGAAATAAATGTCGAGTGAAAATCAAGAGGTAGCAGCAACGGAGAATGTAGAACAAGCTCCAGCGTTGTCTGGAGATCCTTTAAACAATACTCCAGAAACAAATACTGATTGGAAAGCAAGTCTTTCTGATGAGTTAAGAGCAGACAAATCTTTAGAAAATATTAAAGATGTTTCAAGTCTAGCAAAAAGTTATATCCATGCGCAAAAATTAGTAGGTGCAGATAAAATTCCAGTACCTAATAAACACGCAACGGAAGATGATTGGAATGCCGTTTATAAAAGATTAGGCAGACCAGAAACTCCAGATGGATATAAATTTAATTTACCAGAAGATCAAAATGTAAATGCTGAGGCATTAAAAACATTTTCAGATCACGCTCATAAATTAGGATTACTTCCTAATCAAGCTGAGGGTATGGTTAAATTTTATAATGATATGAGAGCTAAAGAATTATCTGAGGCAGATAGTACAGCAACAGCTGCTAGACAAAAAGCAACAGATGAATTGCAAACAGAATGGGGACAAGCCTATAAGCAAAAACTTACAGCTGCTAATAATGTTGTAAGTGAGGTTTTTCCAAAAGGTTTTATGAGTATGAACCTGGAGGATGGAACTAAAATAGGAGATCATCCAGCTGTTATAAAAGCATTTGCAGCTCTAGCTGATAAAATGGGAGAAGATAAAATAGTCCAGGCAGATGGACCAAATTATCTAACACCAAAACAAATAGACAAAGAAATTGCTACTTTGCAACAACCAGGTTCAGCTTATTGGGATAAAACTAATCCTAATCACAAATTGGCTGTTGAGGAAGTGCAAGCTCTATTTGAACAAAAACACGCTAAGGCTGAGTAAAATTTCTCTTTACAGAATAATTAATTTTCTGATAAAGCTGAAATATATTTGGATAATCGAAAGACCCAGATTGACACCAGGAAAGATTGGGATCCATGAGATCTAAAACCGAGGAGCGACCCGCAAGGATAATCATCCGATTAACTTAAACATAAACTAACAAAGAAAGGGAAGACAATTATGTCAACTCAAATCACTACAGCATTTGTAGAGCAATACTCTTCAAATGTTTCTATGTTAGCTCAACAAATGGGAACTAAGCTAAGAGGTGCCGTTGATGTTGAAACAATTAGAGGCAAGCACGCATTTTTTGACCAAATTGGCGTGACCGCAGCTGTTGTACGATCAACTAGACACGGAGATACACCTAGAATAGACACTCCTCACTCAAGACGAAGAGTAGGCTTAGCAGACTATGAATGGGCTGATCTAATAGATGATTTAGATAAAGTTAGAATGTTAGTAGATCCAACAAGCTCGTATGCTAAAGCAGCTGCGGCAGCAATGAATAGATCAATCGATGATGTTATTATTGCAGCTATAGGCGGTCAAGCTCAAACGGGTGTATCTGGTGGAACTAATCAAGCATTACCAACTGCGTCTAAATTCTCAACTGCGAACCAATCAGATGGTTTAACTTTAGCGAAACTATTATCTGCTAAGCATTTCTTAGATGCTGGCGATGTAGATCCTAGCATAAAAAGATATATCGTTTGTGGAGCTAAGCAGATCCAAGATCTATTAAACACTACTGAAATTAAATCTTCAGATTTCAATACGATCAAGGCTCTGGCTCAAGGAGATATAAATTCATTCTTAGGATTTGAATTTATTATGTCTAACAGACTAAACATGGATGCCACAAATACTGATGACAGACTATGTTTTGCGTTCACACAAGATGCAGTT